GAATGTTTTGGATGTTCATCCTAAAATTAAGAATCACTACTTCGGTAGTGATTTTTTTTTACTTAAAAATTCTATAACTTATATTTATATGTGATATGGCAAATGGTATTACATACGGTATAGGGTTTCCCTTCGTTGATTCTTTTACTGGTAGATATTTGGATGTTACCGAATCTACTGAAGCTGAAATTAGAAGTAATCTAGTTCACTTACTTTTAACAAGAAAGGGTAGTAGATATTTTTTACCTGATTTTGGAACAAGATTATATGAATATATATTCGAACCACTTGATGGTCCTACGTTTTCGGATATTGAGGCAGAGATAAGGGACACTATTAGAACATTTATGCCAAACTTACAAGTCACGAATATTGTTGTTGAACCGGCATCTGCAGGACTTGAAGATAAAGGTTTCACTGTAAATGAATACGGTGAACGAGAATTTAAAGTTACAAACATTGCCAATTTAGAACATACGGCAAGAATCAAAATTGATTATAAAATCACTGATTCGGCATTCGAATCACAAGATTTTGTTATATTAAATATTTAATGATATATGGCTGAAAAAAAGATATCCTATACGGTCCGAGATTTTCAAGGAGTAAGATCTGAGTTAATAAATTTTACAAGAACTTACTATCCTGATTTAGTTCAGAACTTTAATGATGCTGGGATTTTTTCAGTAATGTTAGATCTTAACGCAGCGGTAACTGATAACTTAAATTATCAAATTGATAGAAGTATTCAAGAAACCGTATTACAATTTGCTCAGCAAAAGAACTCAGTTTATAATATTGCAAGAACTTACGGTCTTAAAGTACCAGGTCAAAGACCATCAGTTGCTTTAGTTGATTTTTCAATAACAGTTCCTGCTTTTGGGGATAGAGAAGATATAAGATATTGTGGTATCTTAAGAAGAGGATCTTTGGTTAATGGTGCAGGACAACCATTTGAGACTGTTTATGACATTGATTTTGCATCACCAATTAATGCTGAAGGATCGCCAAACAGATTAAAAATACCAAACTTTGATTCAAGTGGTAAATTAATAAATTATACTATTGTTAAAAGGGAAGTTGTCGTAAACGGTGTTACAAAAGTTTTTAAAAGAACAATTACGGCTAATGACGTAAAACCATATTTAGAATTATTCCTTCCTGAAAAAAATATATTAGGAATAACTAGCGTTTTATTAAAACCTGGAACACAATACTCTACAGTTCCGAACCCACAAGATTTTTTGAGTTTAGGGCCTGAAAGATGGTATGAAGTAGATGCTTTAGTTCAGGATAGAATTTTTGTTGAAGACCCAACTAAAGTTTCAGATCAACCTGGAATTAAAGTTGGAAGATACATCACAACCTCAAATAAATTTATTTCTGAATATACACCACAAGGTTTTTGTAAAATGACTTTTGGTGGTGGTAACATTTCAGCCGAAGAACAATTAAGAGAATTTGCTCGTGACGGTAAAGGATTTGATTTAAGTAGATATACTAACAATTATGCAATGGGTGCGGCATTAACACCAAACACAACTTTATTCGTTCAATATAGAATAGGTGGTGGTTTGGCTAGTAATGTTGGTCTTAATACGATCAATCAAATTGGTACAGTTTCATTTGCAGTTAATGGACCTTCTGATTCTGTCAATAGAAGTGTTATTAATAGTCTTCAGTGTAATAACGTAACCGCTGCGATTGGTGGGGCTAATTTACCAACAACAGAAGATGTTAGAAACATGGTTTCATTTAACTTTGCTGCTCAGTACAGAGCTGTAACAGTTAATGACTACAATTCATTAATAAGAACAATGCCGTCTCAATATGGTGCACCGGCAAAAGTTGCGATTACTGAAGAAAATAATAAAATTAGAATTAAAATGTTATCATATGATACAAACGGTAGTTTATCTAATGTTGTATCAAATACTTTAAAACAAAACATTGCAAATTATTTATCTAACTTTAGAATGATCAATGATTACATTTCTGTTGAAGCGGCAGAAACTATTGATTTAGCGGTCACTGTCGATGTGGTATTAGATAATAGTCAAAATCAAGGTGCAATCATTTCAAAAACAATCGAAATCATTAGTAACTTCTTCAATCCATTGGTTATACAGTTAGGTCAAAACGTAAATATATCTGAACTTAGAAGATTAATACAAGCCGAAAATGGGATAGTTAGTATTTCTAATGTTTCTTTCTTTAACCAAGTAGGAGGTCAATATTCTTCAGCACAAACATCTATGCCTTATTCAGATCCTGTAACAAGACAAATACAGCCTACGGCAGATACTTTGTTTGCAACTCCAACACAAATCTATCAAATTAGATTCCCAAGCAAAGACATTAATGTAAGAGTATTGAACTTGAAATCCGTTAATTTCTCATAGGGATTTATTTTTTTTCAAAAGGGACTATTTTTCTATGAAAATAGGAAATAAACTATTTATGAAAAAACGATTTTTTTAATGCCAAAATCATACAGAATAAGAACCGAAGTTGGTGTTGACAAGTACATCAATGTAAATTTAGAACAAGATTGGGAGTCTTTAGAAGTACTCTCACTGAAAATACTTGCGAATGATGTTTATACAAGAATGTGTGCCGACTACGGAGTTGTGGTTGGTAGAGTTTTTGTTAATAATGGTTTTGGTTTACCAAATGCTAGGGTTTCTGTTTTTATTCCTCTTGATGATGCAGATGAATTAAACCCTGTAATTTCAGAATTATATCCATATAAAACAATTACCGATACTAACGAAGATGGTTATAGATATAACTTACTTCCTAAGTTACCATCATACAGAGGTCACCAATCTACAGGATCATTCCCAAATGTGTCTGATGTATTAATGGATGACTCATACATTGAAGTCTACGATAAGTATTATAGATTTACTGTTAAAACTAATGAGAGTGGTGACTTTATGATTTTTGGTGTTCCTGTTGGAAACCAAACTATTGTTATGGATGTTGATCTTTCCGATATTGGATGTTTTTCATTATCACCACAAGATTTAATTCAACAAGGATTAGCAACAGAGTCTCAAGTGAATGGATCCACATTCAAATCCTCAACGAATCTAAGAGAGTTACCACAAATTAAAAATTTAGTTTTTGACGTTGACGTATCTCCTTTTTGGGGAGATCCTGATTTATGTCAAGTTGCGATAACACGAGTTGATTTTGATTTGACAAAATTAGCAAACATTAATATACAACCGACCTCAATTTTCATGGGGTCAATTATATCCACAACAGATGATGATGCATTAAAAGTAAGTTGTAAACCAAAAAACAATACAGGAAATCTTTGTGAAATAGTTTCAGGACCTGGCGAAATTTTGGCAATTAGACACACAATCAATTCTGACGATCAAGGATTACCAATACTTGAACAATATCAAATAGAAGAGGAAGGAAAAGTTATCGATCAAGATGGAACATACCTATTGAATGTTCCTATGAATTTGGATTACGTTTTTACAAATGAATTTGGTCAACAAGTATTATCTGACGACCCATCAAAAGGTATCCCAACAAAAGGTAGATATAGATTTAAATTTAAATGGCAAAACGAACAAGGTTTACAGGGTAGTTTCCAAAGAGCCAATTTTTTAGTTCCTAATGTTAAAGAATATGGATGGACAAATTATACTGTAGATCCATTAACAAATAACACACCCTCAACATACCCTTATAATTTAGGTGTTGGTGTTGTCACAGGATCTACAGTTGTTTTTGGGACGGCACAAGGATTGGCAGACCCAACAACAACCAATGTCCAATCTTATATAATATACATAAATGGACAACCATATACAGGAACTCTAAACGCTATTGAAATAACACCAGGAACACAACTTCAAATTGTTGCAAATCCTGTTGACCCATCTCAACCACAAGTTATAACATTTAAACAATACCCACAAGCTCTATTTGATCTTTACAGATCATATGCCTTTAGTACCGATTGGGATGATTATGTTAACAAACAAGAAGCAATCAATTGTGAAGATACCTTTTACGAATTCCAATACAATAAAGTCTATACAACGGCAATGTTCCTTGATAGATATAAAAACGGAATTGGAAGGGCAAAACATTTAGGTATAAAAGAAATTGACAACAGAACTTGTAAATCAACTGTTAACACTTTTCCAGTAAACGACATCATAAGGAACTTTGACCCTATCTTTTTTATATTCAATGTACTTGTTAATATTTTAACATTCCCAATTTTGGTATTGTTATTTGTCGCCCACTTGATTGCGTTATTGTGGCCTGTATTGAAATACTTGTTATTATTCCTTGGACCATATATTGTATATCAGGGTGTTTCTGCGGGAATAGATTTAGTTTATTATATTACTAGTCTTGGTGATTTTGCACCATTAGGAGGACCGGTAATTTCAATTGGTACTATTTTACAAATTATTGCTCAAGGGTTTAAAGTTATAATTCAAGTCGCAGCTGGTTTGGCATTTACATATTTTTATACAAAATTTTTAATTGAAAATACTCAAAATGGTAGAATAGACAATTTCCCAAGAATTGGTCTACCTATGATTGCATACCCTGATTGTACAAGTTGTGATTGTGATTGTGGGACCGCTAGTATGGATGATGATTTTGATGCAAATACTTTAGCACAAGAACAACAGGAAATTCAAAATAGTTTACAAGACCCTTCAAGCGGACTTGGGTTTGATGTAGTATTGACTCAAACAAATAGTGTAATTGCGCCTGTTAATTCTCCTGGATCATACGATGTTTCCCATCCTAATTTTGAAAACGATGATAATGGAGACGACCCATTCCAATGTGGAAGTACGGGCGGATTCAAAAGTTTTGAGTCATTATTAGGACAAAACGATATTAGCACTGCGGTTGCTGTAAAGGCGGCCTTGGATTTCAAAAGAATAATTTCAGGTTATGATGTATTATCATCAACTGACCCAAATAAACTATATAGTAACGAAAAATATTTGTTACATGCACCTCAACCGTTTTTATGGTCTGCAAACAAGCAAGGGGGTGGTATTGCAGACGAAAGATATTTTGCTTACCCAACAACGGCAACTTTTCCACAACAATTAAATCAATTCAATACAAGAGACAAATATTTTTCAGGTGTAAACCAAATTAAAACAACTGTTAACCCGATTTCAGGGTCAACACCATTTTTTGATCAAGTTGTTGTTGTTTTGATGAATTCAGGAACCGCAGCATCAATTACACCTGGAGGTATTTGTTCTTTCCAAGATCCAAACTATATGGATTCAGGTTCTCAGTTTAGAATGAGAAACCTTACGGGTGCAACACTGAATCAATTTGGTAACAATGCAATTACAGGTTTAACAACCACAGGTGTTACAACATATACTGTTAATTATGCAGACCCATCTAACTCAAATGGAACATCAAGTTTACCGGCAATAATTTATATTGATCAACCACAAGTTAGTCAAGTTGCGGGAACTATAACACAAGAACAAAGTTTTTTACAATATCCGACAGATATAGAATATTTCCAATTGTTAACTGGTTTAACTGTAACAGACTTTGTAAACACTTCTTTAGGAACATCAGGATATTACAAAAGTGCTTATTTAGAACACAATGTACAATTTAATTATCCAATATGTAATGGAAATAATGTGCCTATTTGTCCTTCTTTTGGTCCATACACAATCCAAGACGTTTTATACACTATGCCAAATTGGCAAAATTTTGAAGTTTGTATTTTTGTTCGAGGTGTTGACCCTCACACCGCACCTCAAACAATTTTTTACGACGTGTCTAAAATATTTGGTCATACTTCGTTCAATGGAAGTGTAGTGATCAGTGGTAGTTATTATTTGAATGTACCAATACAAAGTTCTACGGTATCTCAAAAACCTCAAACACACAATACAACAAATAACAATAATGTTAAATTGTATTTTCCATCTTATAATTTTACAATTACACCACCAAGTATCAACCCAAACAACTATAGCGGTTTTACATCAAATTTACCTTATTTTTATTTAAGTACTGATGACACACCATCATATACACCAACACCTGGATGGTTAAATGTATCAACACAAACACAAGGATCTCCTTTTGTTTATGTTGACTCGAGTTCACAATATACTTTACCAAGAAACCAAGCAAATCCAACGACATATGTTGGGGGTGGTGCGTTTTTAGGATGGGTTGGTAACAATCCGTTTTCATCAAACATGTTGACTGATACCGCAATATCTGACGATAATCAAAAGAAACAATATTATAACACTAATGCGGGATATTTTCAACAACAATCTTCATGTGGAGGAAATGGTAATCTAAGTTCTTTATATTCTCCGGCATATTATAATCAATCTTTTTCACCTATAAATTTTGTTAATCCACTTCGTATTATAATGAGAAGTGATAGGTTACCAACCTCAACAAGAGTTGAAAATGGAGCAAGTCCTACAACAGGATATGCTTTACATCAGAACAACAATTTTGCGGTTTATACTGTTAGTGGTGAATTAGAACCACCAACAATAACTGCAGGTGCTGACTTACCATCAGGTGATAGTTTTGATGAAACTGGACCAACTTCAGCTTTAACCTCTACTTTAACATGTGAAGGTATGGTTCCTCTAGAGTGTTATAGCGGTTCAGGAAATAATGTTGGTGTAATACCTGCAGGACAATGTTCTATACCTGAAAACAGGATGATAAATGGATGTTACTGTCTTCTTAATAAAAAATATGTCAAAGAGTATGGTTCAGATGTGAGATTATTTTTAGAATGGAAAGTTAGATTTACCATGAACTTTGCTGCGTGTAGAGGAGTTTTTGCTCAAGTATTCCAAAACAATTGGATCAACGGAGTTCTTTATATGTTTAATTTTAACAAAAGACAAACATTCGGTGTTAATCCATTGATACCAAATTATGATTATTGTACTGATGTTATTGTATTTGACGACATTAATAATAGTTTTTTCTACAGATCATCTCCTTGGAATAAAACCATCCAACAATTTATTGGTAAGAATAAACCACAAATTAATCCATTAATACCACAAAGATTGGCAACATTCCCAGGTTTTGGGTATAATGATAGACAAATCCAATTTCCAACCACACTTACAGATTTAGGACCAAGAGACTTTTTTATAAATGAGATCTGTTGTGGGGCTGGTGAAAACGGGTTTGGATCCTATTATGCTGACCAATTAAAATCTACCTCATATCAAGATAACTCAGACATTATCCAACTTGGGTTTTTATCAAGAATATTGAATGAAGGTGTAAGACAAAGAATATTACCAATAGGACAAGGTCAAAATAATACTGAGGGTAAAGGAATTGAACAATTCTTCAATAGCACAAGGGGAGGATACAGAATAGACGGAGATTGGGCACAAATGTTATCAATCAACTCGGAATGGAAGGTTTTACCATTTATAAGTGAAAACCTTACAGGACCAAATGCTAATGATTTTATTTTCTTTGGTGATAATTATTATCCTGCAACCCCTCCATCAGGGGCAAATGATATAAAACCTATTATGGGACTATTTTTCCAAACCCCTCTTGAAAATTTAAGATATAGAAAAATCGAATCACCAGGTATTGAAACGTATAACTTCAACCCATTAATTCAAAATTACTTTGGATATGGTAAATCACAAGTGGTTCCACATTACAAGTGGAGTTTAAAACAAAGTAACCCAAGTCAAAACATATTTGGAACCGAAGACAATAATTGGTATACAAATGTTGTTGGACAAGGTTTCTTTAAGAAAAAATACCAAGATTTAGATTTTACAACTTTGGGTGAAAAGTATATTACAAGTACCACTAATTTAGGTTACATCGCAAACTATACGTTGGCTGGTGTACCTGAACCACTTATACCACCTACAGTTGTGAATCAGGGACAACCTATTGGTAGCGCAAATCAAGCAGTAGTTGTCGGAGCACCTTACCATTTCTACTTTGGTTTGAACAATGGTAAAACTGCTTTGAATAGATTCTATAAACTTTATGTAGCAACAACAGAAGAATGATGACAGTAGATCCATCAACAAGAATAATAGAATCAACGCAGAGATATAAATCGGCACCAAAAGTTGATCAATTTATAAATGTACCGTTCGCTCAAACTTCAAAAGACTTAATCGAATATGATAGAAGTGTTGATTTGAGTTTGGCAACTGTTTTTGATGAAGAAAGACAAGCGTCCACAATATTCAGACCTGTTACCAAATTTACGGTTTTATTTGAAAACGCTTTTACCGGTTCAACAAAATATGTTCCATATAGAGATAATCTATATTATACAAATGAACTAAATAACGCTATTCTATATTACCCATCAGGAAATTTTGGACCAAATCCATCAACAGTCCAAACAGTTCAGTGGACAGGATTTCCACAATATTATGAATTCGATTTTATACGAACAGATAATGATGTAATTGGTTATACTCAACCACCAAATAATCATTTAGATTTTAAAAACGTAAGTGCAACAACTTACAATTGGAGTCACTATTTAAGTTATGCTTTTATAAATGATTATAATAAAAATTTATTTGCCGTTGAACCTAATTCTCAAATTAATTGGTCTTGGGTTGCGTCAGATGGTTTACCATATTATATAATGGTGGGTAATGATTTGAACGGTCTAAATATAAAATTTAAGTGTCCTGTAGAACACGGTTTGCAAGTAGGTGAATTTGTTTTACTATCAACTAACTACAATGGAACAGAGATGTTCCAAGTCTCAAGTTTAGGAGATCCTGGAGATGGATCAGACGCATTTATTTTTAACATTAAAAATATTGGTTATACAGGAACAACATTTCAAACAAACTCACAGGGTACTTTCAAAAGAGTTATAAACGCAGCAAACTCTGCAGATACAGTAAGTGAATATTATGTACGAAAACATAGAATATTAACAAACCAAGAGTGTTCAGTTTTAGTAAACGCAGGGTTTGAAAGAAATATTTATGGTGATAAAAAAAAATGTGAGGTAAAAGTCTTAACACCAAATAATAAAGCGAGAGTTTCAACAAAAGAAGGGAATAGGTCATACACTCTTTCGTTTAACTGTGATATTGATATACAACCGTTAAGAGATAATCAAGGTAGACCTTTGAGTGAATTATTTTTTACGTCAATTTGGAGGGGATATTTTGGGTGGACAAAAGATCTTAAACAAGGATGGTACTTCAATACATTCTTAGAAGACAAAAAACCACAATCATGGTGGGATGACAATAACGTTAATTCAAATGCGATTGTTAATCAAAACAGTTATGTTTCATTGTTAGGATCGGGACCTTTCTTTTATAATGATTTTTTACAATCTGGAGATACAATAGATGGTGATTATTGTGAATGGAATAATTATGAACAATTTGAAAGAGTTATATCTTTATATCAACATAAGATAAAATATAACCAATCATGGTTCACACTTTATAATGAATTTATACCAACAAATCAACCTGGTTATTTTTATCAACCACATAGTGCAATACAGATCGCCGCTTTCTCTGACTATATAGAGGAAGGTAGTTCATCAAACGTTGTTGGTATTCCTGATTACGCTTACTACTCTACTATGGCAGCATTATTCAGATGGAGAGATAAATATCCTTATGGATTTATTGATACTGATGGTATTGGTGTTGATTACCCATTTTTAAACAATGCTCATTACCCTTATAAAAATACAATTTTTAGAATTACTCCTGAATTATATAACATACCAAACGATTATGCAATTTCAGGTTCGGTTCCATTGAACATAACAACAATAGCAGAACCAACGACAGATGAATGCGAATAGAATAAAAATATTAAAAACCGAACTTGAGCAGTTTGTTAATATACCAATTAACATGCAATGGGATTTCACGGGAAAAGATGATGCTATTGATGAATATGAAGTAAGTGTTATTGATCAAGTTATTGGTCCTGCCGCAGACTTCGAAATCGCAAGATTTTCACATAACGTATTTCAAAACCAAGATACAGGAATTAATTATGAATTTTATTTTTATGATGATTCGCAACCAATAACCGCAAATACTGTAGGTAACTGGAATATTTCATATTTGAATAATGGATTTACTGCAGAAGAAATTTACTACTACTCAAAACCATTCACCAAATCCTTTTTCAAATTGGATTTTTATGATACTGCAGATGAAAGAGATCAACAAATTTATTTATCGGTAATTTTACCTGTACAACAAGGGTTAACTCAAACTGTTGTATTATCACCTTTAGTTCCACCTGTAGATATTAAAAGACCAAAAATGGTTTTAGATTATTTAGGTGATAAAGAAGGTTTTTTTATTTATTGGTTAAGAAGTAGAGATTTTATAGATGTGGATACTTTTTATGTTACTGCGAAATTTTTTGATGCTAGATTAGGAGTTTTTAAACAAATGACTAACACAAGACAAGATTTAATATCACCAACCAAATTTACTTTTAATAATGCTGACTATTTCTATTATAGATACAGTTTAAATTATACGACTAAAACTTACGAGGTATTCTCCACTTCAACGAACTTAAGAGTTGGGGACGGATTATCACCGATAAAATGGTATGAATATGTTAATCCATAATGGAATTACAACAATATAATTTCATAATTTCACCTGAAAACATCAAGAGTGATTTGGTATTTGTTCCTTATACAGGGGAAACAGATATAACAACAATCATAGATCCTTGTTGTTTAACGGCATCTACATTCAGTGCGACAACAACAGGAACGACCGGAGTTTACTTACCAATGGATTATGTATTATCGGGGAATACAGGTGGTACATCATTTCTGACTGGATTAACAGTCAATCTGATGTTTACAGAATCAACAGTTGACATTGGGTATTATTCACCAACGGATGGTTTAATTTTACAACTTGATGTTTTAAATAATTTTATTGCAACTGCAAATACTATCAATCCATATACTTTCACGTTTTATAACACTTCTGACTTAGAGTTAATAAAATTCTTACAATTAGTAACTTATACTTTGGATTGGGGTGATGGATCCGCACCACAGGCTGTTTTAGGTATTTCACCAATAACTCATACATATCCTGTTAGTCAAACATCATACACAATAACCCTTACGGCAAATTCACCATGGGGTATATCAAAAGTACAAAAAGATGTTATTGTACCTTATACAAATGCAACAATACCAAATCCAAACGGATCGATAACTTTTTATCCTGCGGGAGGTAATTGGTCTGCAACACCAATAAGTTATGATTATATTTTTACAGGAGACTCAAATACGAACATAAATGATTATTATTCCTACAATTACACTTCGGTTCCATTTCCAATAACAGGTTTAACCTTATCTTCTGTTAACGACTTAGCACAATTTGGGCCCAAAACAAATTTATACGACGGTAAATTTAAATTAGGAGTCCAAGTAACGGGAACAACAGGTGCGATTGGAACATATTGGGGGCCAGATCCAAGTAACTCATATACAGCTTATACCATAAATGGTATGACTTATTTAGATTACGAAGAATATACGATTTATGTTACAGATTCTTACGGTTTAGTTCCTGGTGACATTGTATTATCGGCATTAACAAAAAACGAAGCATTATTAAATGTTATTGATCAACCTGAAATTATAACTAATGTTTATGTTGAGAGAGGTAAATACACACCATTAGAAAATATACAAAGAATTGGTGAAGTTGATAATGTAGGGGACTTAGAAAAATACGGATACAAATATTTCAACATTGAAAAAGTATCAACATAACTATTTATAAAATAAAAAGAAAAAACAAATGGCTACAGGTAATTACGGAACTATTAGACCAGCGGATGTCAGTCCTGAAGACGTGGAAATCGTTATGGTTTATACACCATCAAGAGATGACACACAAAACTTCATTTTAACAACATTGAATGCTCAAGATGTCTTAAGACCATATTTTAATAATAATGCAACAGGGGGTAACACTGTTGAAGTTTTAGGTGGTTTGTATAGTCTTAAACTACCGGCAGATCAGTTCACAAGTTTAGGGATTTACACTCTAATGATTAGACCCGCACAAATTAGAACAACTATTACTGATTGTGGTGTTTTATCTGCATTACCAAATGTTAAAGGGATAGTAATTGATTTAAATAATGTCCCAACACAATATAGAAATAAGTTTGTTAATCAAGGACTTGTAGGATTTAGAGTTGAATATTTAAATCCTGATGGGACAAAAATTCCTAACTTCTTTAGAATAATAACATCTTCATTCTATTGTGAACCAGTTATTCAAAACTTAACTAACACAATTCAAAAATCTATTAGGTATAGATATGTGGAAGGAGCGACAAATCTTTTATTTTGTACACTTTCACCATCTTCATCACCAACAAACAAACCAAGTGCAACACCGTATATTGGACAACCTAATCAAAGTATTATTATAAGTAACACTTATTTTAACCCAATATCAACAGAGATTGAAATAGTTGATCAAGATATCTCAACGTTGGCAATAGCACTTTATGGTAATCAAACTAAATCTATTGAGGACGGTATTTACACAATCTACGATGCTGACAATAACATCTACCAACAGTACAACTTGTATGAAATTAAAGATCAGTTCAATACTCTTCTTTATGAGGTTAGACAAAATCGTAATGAAAATATCGATTTCTCTAAAGCTTTTAATAATATTGTCGCTTAATGGCCACACAGAAGTTTACTTGTCCACCTCAAAGTAGTGCCGCCAATGAATTCTCAAATAATTTGGTTGGAGTTCAGTTAGTTACTGGAGGAGGTTTAACGCAAGCAAATTTTAACTTTACAACAAACATATCTGAAAAACAGAATAGAACATTTAATATTGGTACGTTTTCAGATCCGATAAATCTTGAAAGTATAAACATTGATAACAATGTTGAAGCCGCTGAGATTTTAGCCAACAACTATAGAGTTTACCCAAATTATGATTTATCACAAGTAACAAACTTTACTCAATATGGTTCTTTGGTTAAAAGATTTTCAGTTTCAATAACTAAAATAATCAACTTTTATCCTGCAGGATTAGAGGTTTCACCAAACACAAACAAGTTTATAACTCAAGAAACCGCATTTAATATTACTTACGATGCGGTTGAAAATGATACAACATTTGAAGTTTTAATATCATCAATTAGAAATCCATTTGATATTGATTATACTATAAATGCAGAGACAAATATGATGTTTAATGAGATGGAAGTTTCATCTTTGAGAAACATGAAGTTGGAGTATAAAAAATATGCGTTAATTATTAATGGTAATGAATACCCTGTTAACTATTTATACCCAACCACAAATAACTCGACAACATTAAAGTTAATTGTGGATGGAAACCCATTCGGGGGTAATGCAATATCATATGATTATATAGTTATAAGACCAAACAACTATGAAGTTAATAGAGTATTCAACCTTAAATTTGATCCGGTTGAAAATTTCTTACTAAATAGAAATATTAATCCACCATATACCGCAACTTTTACAGTACCAAGAGAACAAGAAGACGGTACATTTAGAATTACTACTGAGCTCGCGACATTCCCTAAATCAGGACTTTGGAACTTAGATATCGAATCACAAACATTCGATAACTACCTAACACAAATTAATGATTTTGCAATTAACCTTGATTCATATAATACTAACTTAGTTTCGAGATTTTTAACAACAGGCGCTTTAAAAGAATTTGATACACCTGATCACAAATTTGAAAAACTTTTACAGCTTTATGGTAGAAGTTTTGACGAAACTAAAGCGTTCATTTCTGCATTAGGTAATATTAATAGTGTTCATTATACTGTTAAGAATGATATACCGTCACAACTTTTAAAAAATCTAGCACAAACATTAGGTTGGGTAACAAACTTTTCACCTATATCTAATGAAGAATTGTTACAAGCAGTTTTTACAACACAACCAAATACTTTTCCTGGTTTACAAATAGGGCCAACACCTGAAGAAATCAATTATCAATTTTATAGAAATTTGATTTTGAATTCTGCTTGGTTGTTCAAATCAAAAGGAACTAGAAAATCTATTGAATGTCTTTTAAGAATGGTTGGGGCACCTGAAGCCTTAATAGACTTTAACGAACACATTTATGTTGCCGATCAAAGAATCAACATGAGTGAGTTCAATCAACAATACTTACAATTATCGGGAGGGACTTTCCTACAAGAATATCCTGTATTAGAAACTAACAACACATATTCAATACAAGGAGTTCAATATACTGGATTCACCACAACATTTGCAAATGCAACGGTATTAACAACAAGAGAAGATTACCCTGTTGATGAATTTGGATGTCCTAAAATGCCAACACCAACAGAAGAATACTTCTTCCAAATCGGGGGAGGTTGGTTTGAATCAACACCACAACACAGGATGCCTGAGTTTGCGATCCCAACAAACGAAGTATTCACAGGTAACAATCCTAATTTCCAAACACAACTTTTACCTTTTAATTACGGTGAGGAATATCTGCAACTTTACAGAAATTTTCCTTATATGAATTTGGGGTATAAGATTAGAAAAGTTCAGGACAACAAAAAAAGTTGGAGTGATACATCACCAACACAACGAGTAAGTTCTGATGGTGGGTTTAATGCTTATTATGAAGTTGGTGAAGAATGTTTAACATTGAATGTGAAAAATGTTGACATCATGATGAATCCCGCTCAAGGTTTGGTTTATGATGTTTGGACAATGTCTAGACAATACAATTACCCAATACCTGAACAAGGATTATTCTACACACCTGACACACCTTGTAGTGTACCAAACCCATACCCAAGATATGGAGGAATAGATTGGACAACAATTATTCCAAAACCAAAACAAAAAACTTTCTTTGAATTTGCTCAAACATTTTGGAGAAACATGGTTAACACAAGAAATCGTCAATATATTACTGATGGTAAAACTGGCGGTTACCCCACATTACAATCAATATATTGGAGATACTTAGAGTCTCAAACACAAGCAGGTGTACCAAACGATAATTTCACATACCAAACAATGATAGATTACATTAATGGTATGGGAGACTATTGGATTAGAATGGTTGAACAAATGGTTCCTGCGACTACAATATGGAATACAGGAGTTAGATTAGAAAATTCAATTTTCCATAGACAAAAATTTGTATGGAGAAGACAAGAAGGATGTAAGATTGTTCCTGTCCCTTGTAAACCTTGTTCTTTAGCCACACAATTATTTGTATATGATTGTCCTGTACAACAAGTGGTGTGTGGTCTTTATCCTTGGAATAGTAACCCAACAATCACATCTATGGGTGCCGTATTGAATGATACTTTAGATACTTTTTATAGTCAAAATTCATTAAACACAAATGACTGTTCACAAAACTCTGTTGTAACTACTTGGAATGTAGATTTAAGAGTAAATGGGGCTGTACTTGTGATATCACCATTCTATACAGGTATCGGACCATTTAACGTCCCTACTAACACAGAATGGGTGAACGCTTTAAGTGACACATTAAATAATTTACTAACCTCAGGGTATAGTTATAATATTGATGAGGATATTGAACAAATAACGGTGTTTAATAATAATTGTCAACCAAATTTTGATGACCTCCAAATAAACATAGGACTGGAGTTCGAAATATATTGTAATGGATAATGAGTATTTTAATTTATAATTATAGTGTAACGGGGGATTGTAGTAATACAGGTAGTGGTGCGGTTTCGTTTAATCTAACTGGAAGTACACCAACAGTATCACCTTTTAGTGTTTCAGATGCAACAGGACAAGGATTATTACCACTTTCTGCTGCAACAACTACATACTCAGTAACTGGTCTTACAGGAGGTACATATTATGCCCAACTTACAGACTCTAGTACAGAAAAAGAAGTTTTAAACATTTATATTTCAACAGGTACTACCGCAACTATTGATTCATCCAATACCACTTGTGGGCAGAATAATGGAACCATAACAGGTTTCACGTCTGGCGTTTATGGTCTTGTTTCGTTTAATTTATATGATATAAATGATAATTTAATTACAACCGCAACAACATCTAATTCATATTATGAATTCACATCTCTTTCAGCCGGTACCTATTATATTGTTGCAAACGATGGTGGTGGATGTACAGGAATAACCGCATCTGTAATATTAAATCCTTCATCAGGTTTAACATACGGGGCATATGTTGTTGATGATGCTAGTTGTTTGGGATCAGGTAGTGGTAAAATTTTCCTAACAGGATTGACACCACCATTATCGGCATACACAATAACTTGGAGTCCTAACGCTTTAGGACAAACAGGATCAACAATAACAGGATTAACTTCGGGAAGTTACGTTGCAACAGTAACAAACCCAATTGGTTGTACAACAAGTGAATCATTTACTGTTAATACCATACCACCACTAACATCAGGTGGATTTATAACTATAACTCAACCATCTTGTTTTGCCAATGACGGTGAAGTAGAATTTATTGTGGTTGGTGGAACTGCGCCTTATTTTTTTAGTGGATCATCAGGTCAAGTTGAAATTACTTTTGATACTTCTGTAACATTTACAGGACTGTCTTCAGGTTTGTATTCGTTTTTGGTTACAGACGCTGGTTTATGTACGATTTATGATTCAGTAAGTTTACTAACACCAAATTCATTTAGTACCGTTGCTGTTACAACAACTAATTCAACTTGTTCTGCAAATGACGGTAGTATTAATGTTTTAGTTGATGGTGGTCTTAGTAGTGCAACTAATTTACAGATCTCAGTATCAGGAACCACAGGGATTAGTCAGATAGGACTATTCGGTAGTTCTAATGAGACATTCTATGGATTAGGAAGTGGAACATATAATGTAACAGTTGTGTCAGCAGGTTGTACTTATACAGCATCTACAGTTATAAATTCGGTTAGTTTATATAGTGCAACTACTCAAGTAAGTGGTACCACATGTGGTTTAAATAATGGGTCTTTAGTTGTAAGTGCTTCCACAGGAGGAACATTCCCATATACCTATTCATTGACAGGACCGTCAAATAATCCAAATTCAACAATTACTACCGTAACAAGTTTATTTAACACATTTACAAATTTGGCTTACGGTAATTATACCTTAACAATACAAGACACCTCATCACCGCCTTGTATACAGTCATATGCCGTAAATATACCATACAGTCAGACCGTAAACTTCAACTTATATCCAAACCAACCTTTAAATGGTAATGATGGTTCTATTACCGCATTCATTACTAGTGGTGAACCACCTTTTACTTTAACTTGGAGTGGTGGAACTGCAGGATCTCAAACGGGAAGTACAGTTACAGGTTTAACTGCGGGTACATATAGTTTAACAGTAACAGATGCTAGTGGTTGTACACTCACAAAATATACAACATTAACAGGTACAAAAAAATATGTTGAGTATTTGTACTATAATGTATGTGATGATACTTTTACAGATAGTGGATTGGTAACTAAAAGAACAATCCGAGCAATGTATTTAGAAGGGTTTAATGACCTAACTAGTGGTGACACAAATTGTATTATAAATTCAGCGACTTTCGCAATAAACGCCGAAGTTGGGGGACAATCTGCGGAAACTATATTTTACACATCTTCAGGGTCTACTGATTACCCAAATGATTTGTTATGGGCTGAAGCAATGTCTACAATATTAAATGAGTTTGTAGGGATATCTGATGTAACAATAGATATACCTTCAAATAGAATCACAATAAAAACAAACTGTGAAGAAATTAGTAAAAATTGTGGTCCACAAACAATAAATCCATTACAAGATACTGAAATAAAAGTCAACTTGTTGATTGATTATGACATATCTTGTGTAAGTTGTAGTTAATCGTGGCAAATCAAGTAATAGTTTATAGCGCTACAAGTGTTACACCACCATTTAGTGGTATTGCATGTGATGTTTATGGAAATAATTGCTCTTATGTTGGTAGTGGATCAACATTCCCAACTGTATTCACATTGTCACCACAATTTGATACCGCACCCTCATTCCAATTAACGTTAGTTGACTCTGTTGGGTGTTCTATTTCGGAGATTTTAAATTGTTAATTTTTGGTTTATTATAAACAAATTTTTTAAGTTCACTTTATTGTATTTTAATCTAATTTTCTTTTATGGAAAACATGTTATTTGTTTCGGCACAACCCGATGTAACCTACTTTATATGGCAAATAAAATTGTATGTTCACAATTTTATTGAAAAGGGAATTAACCCAAATCAAATACACGTTGTGTTAGGGTTGGTTCAAGGGAACACCAAACCATCCAAACAATCTGAAGAATTAAAAGAGTTAGGTGTTAACGTTCATTACTTTGTTGATGAGAGAGTTAAGAAACATTACATACCTAGCATTAAACCATTTTTAATTTCAAAGTGGATACAATCAAATCCTGAATTTGGTAAACTTTTTTTCTTACATGATGCTGATATCATTTTTAGAGAACTACCAAATTTTGAAGAATTATTAAATGACGATACTTGTTACTTATCTGACACAATAGGGTATATTGGATATGATTACATAATGGATTGTTGTGGAAGATATGAACAAAAACACCCAAACACTGAAAAGGGACAACTTATAAGTGAAATGTCTGAAGTGATTGGTGTTGACGTTGACATAATTAAAGACAATCAAAAAAATTCTGGTGGAGGACAATACCTAATTAAAAATACAAATTGTGAGTTATGGGATAAAATCTATAGAGACTCCACAAATATGTATGATAAGATGTTAGATTACCAAAAAAGATTTCCAATAAATCCGGGTCAAATACAATTTTGGACTGCAGAGATGTGGTCATTACTATGGAATTTATGGTTGTATGGATTTAAAACTAAAGTAACTGAAGAACTTGAGTTTTCTTGGGCAACAGACACAATTGATGTTTATGAAAAACGACCAATACTTCATATGGCTGGTGTAACAGATAACCTTAAAACTACAAAATTTTATAAAGGTGATTACATTAATATAAACCCAATTTCTAAGTTGAGAGAAAACCCTAATCATTTTGATTACATAGATAAAGATAGTTCGACAATAAAATATATCGATAATATGAAATCTTACATTCAAAAATACAACATATGATTATTTATTATTAATAGATGGTAGAAAATTGTTATATATTATATTCTTGTGACGGAAGTTACGAACCGATCATTTCAAACTTTAGTGGTTTAAGTACTTACTCATCGTCATACATTTCTGTAAATTCTATAGATTCAGTAACAATAGATGAAACTTGTTTTTATGTATTAAGTTTAGGTGTAATAGACTGTACCCCAACAAACGAAATAACAATTTCAACAGGGATAACATGCAATTGTCAATGTTATTGTTATTTCATAAGATCTGTGGATCAAACAACTGATGTTACATATGTTAATTGTAATGATGAAATTATTGTTGATACTATTCAAGAAGGATTAACTTACAATATTTGTAGTAAAGTTTATCCACAGTTTGATAATCAAGTACAAATCCCAATTAAATTAACTGACATTTGTGTTGATAACCAATGTCCACCAACAATACCGACTGTAAAACCAACAAACGAATGTGATGTCATTACTATATTCCCTATGGGAGTTACTTGTATAACACAACAACCTTCATCAGAAAGAAATTTTGATGGAGCGGTTGAATTAGTTGTCACAGGAGGAACTCCACCTTATACTATATTTTGGGAAGTTGGAAGTTTTGCACCAGCACTAACTAATCTTGGAGTTGGAGAATACTCAGCATCTGTTACGGATTATTATGGTGATTTCTCAGCATTTACAACTTGTGTTTTAACTGCTGAAACTATAAATTATTCAGGTATGTGTTTTGTATTGACAGGTGTAGTAGAGGATCAGTTAGTATATATTAATTCAGAGGTTAAAGGATTTAAAAATACGAAACCATACTTTGAAATACAATATGGTGTAAATCTTTTGGGTTACGTTTTTTGGGACCCAAGTTCGTTGAATAAATGGTTTTTTTGTCAAACATTAGATTGTCAATTATCACCATATAACACACTTGTATTACCTGATGGATTATATCCTACAGGAACAACAGGTGATTGGCAAGTTGTTTCAGACACACCATATTTAATTGTTGAATCAACAATTGGTAATTGTTCGCCACCTGTAATACCAAAAGAAGAATATACACTTTGTGCAACAATAGTTTTAAGATCTACAAAACCTGGAATCCCAACTATGGCCTCACAAGTCCAACTTGATCCTAGTGTAGATATAAATGGACAACCTAGTTGGTCTTCATCAACAGGTCAATATGTTGTGTATTGGAATAGTGGATCAACACCGGCTCAATGGGTTATGACAGGATTTACTAACCCATCAACATTAGTCACAAATAATGACCCATCATATCCACCAGTAAGTAATTGGCAAGTTTATGGTTCACCTGATGTATATAGTGTTGATATTGCTCAAGGATTATGTTCTGATTCGTACATTGTAGTGGTTTCTGCGGTAGTTAACGACGCTTTATGTGGAAGTAATGGTAGTATTAGTGTTACCGCTTCAGGAGGAGACGCACCGTACCAATACTCAATAGACGGAGGATTATCATATCAACCATCACCAATATTCACTAATGTACTACCAGGTACTTATAGTGTGTTTGCCAAAGATATAAACACAACAATTGGTTCATTTGGACCTGTGGTGGTTAATAATATACCAACTACAATTTATAATGTAACGATGAGTGTTAATTATACTAATAATACTTTTACGTTAACCGCACCATCTTTACCTGTTGGGTCAACATTAACTGTTGATGTTGTTATGTCATCAACATTTAACTATTTCCCTCAAACATTAACTACAATACCTACTTATAATAATTTTACAACTATTAATGGAGTTGGACTTATGACCAATACAAATACAACGGCAAACACTTATCCTTTAGGTGGTCCTTGTAGTGTTCCTGGACCTGTAAATGTAACACAAATTAGTAATACATATTTAAATACATTAACATTAACAAGTGGTCAAGTTGTTACAGGTAGTACCACAAATAACATTATTAACTCTCCTTCATTACCTTGCTCAAACGCAGTTGGGTATTATCAATTATATATTACAAACGCAATAATAAATAACTGTCAATGTTGTCAGGCAAACCTAATTAATTCGGTCCCACCTGTACCACAATCAGTTTTATAAAATGAATATAAGAATATTTACAATAAATGGCTTACATAATTAAAAATACATCTGGTTTAGTTAACACTCGTGTTACAGATACGGGTAGACAAAAAATGTCTGAGGGTAACTTTAATATTTTTTACTTTGCGGTAGGAGATAGTGAAGTTTCATATAACGAATTACCATCTACATACAATCAGGCTAATACTGTTATATTGGAGCCACAATTTAACGCACAAAATAGTTCAGGTGTTCCTGAATCAAATAGACAGTACATCAAATATCCATATTTAGTTGATGAAGGACAAACAAATATATATGGTATTCCTTTTATGGATTCAGGTATTGAGTCAGTTTATAATAGAGCTGCCATGAGAGGATTTTTTACAGGGAACACAACCGCTTCTACTGTTGATTGGAAAGCATTAGTTAACAACACATATGTCATCACACCAAATTATGTGGTTAATATGTCAACTTTGAACGGAACAAACCAAATAATAGTACAAAGAATGGACTGTAATGTTCAAAACAATAATACACCAAATGTTGGAGATTTTATAACAATATATTATGATGGAAGAGCAGAGACCGATTGTTCTTGTAGTAATTTCCCTACACCAACTCCGACACCTTCATTGTATAGTACACCAACACCAACTCCAACACCAACAGGTACAAATTCAATACCATGTGCTTCACCAACACCGACACCTTCGCCAACGCATACACCATGTTTAACACCAACACCAAGTGCTCAATGTCCATTACCACCACCACCTGATTGTTTAAAAGATGTGGTAAGTTGTTTCTCAATTTTAACATATAGAATTGTGGAAGTTTGTGGTAGTGTTTTAACATTAGACAGAGATACACCTGATTTTACAAATTTATCAATTGATTGTTGGGCTAGAACATTGATTTATCCACCACAAATGGTTCCTTTGTATGATAGTTTTACACCCGAACCACATTGGAGTAAAAGTGTAATTGACTTTGAATCAGTTTGTGATACTGATCAGTTTGACGTTAAAATATGGAATATGAATATTCCTTGGACTGAGAGTCCTGCCGGTTTGGCATCCGCTCAATTCCAAGACTATACAAAATTTGGTTCCATTAATTACATAGGACAAAAAGAATATTTTGGATATACTTCATCTGATGGTCAAACATCTACTGACGATGTATATTACTACAATTCATTTGGTGAAAAAATTGTAGTGGCACCTGAAGAACAAAAGGCAATCGCAATTATCCACTATACTAATCAAACTATTGATTTCTTCTATGGTGAAAAATTTGCATTAGAACCTTACGACACACAAAACCCTGAAAACACTCAAGGTCAGGCAAGAAACTTTAAGTTACATATGCCAACAATAATGTGGCATAAAAATCCTGAATGTTGTTTTGGACAAACATTTTGGGTAGATCCTCCAGGATTTGACAATCAAAATTTATTCCAAGTTCAATATACAAAGTCTAAGATTTCACAACAAATGAATCAACCTGGACTTAGATACTATAACCTTTGGGATACATTTGCACAACCAAACGGTTTACCAAGTAGGGTAGGTAAAGTTTACCCTGACTCAAAACTAATTGTTATTGATGATGAAGAATTAGTAGCAGCTCTATCATATAAATCAAATAGAAACTGGACTTTACCGGCACCACAAGTATCTTTAATTACACCAAACACATGTGGGACTTCAAATACTACAGGGGTTTTAACAGGAGGAGGAGAGACACTTTGGGTAACTTATAGACTATCAAATACAAACGAATTTACAAATTCATTACATAGTAATTATTATACAAGTGTTGTTGGGACTGAAAATGTTTGTTCACCTGAAACACCTAAGAATGTTGCAATTAGATTTGGTGGAGATTTCCCTTGTTTAGTACAACCAGGATTTTCACCAACAACTACAACGACTACATTCAACCCTGTTACTACATCAACAACTACAATTAATCCACCATACACAACAACTACAACAACTCAGTGTCCTGTTTGTACTGTTCCTGCTGGATTCTACGCACAACAGTTCCAAGTACTAGCTCAAAAAACATTATCGGGAGTAAGACCTGATCCGGCTCAATGGAGATTAATTGATTTTACAAGTCAAATTGAACAATACTTCATTAATGGTTATGTAACTCAAGAATCTTTAACCGCAACTACTTTTGTTGTGACTGCAGAAAATTATGGAAGTGCACCAACATACAATCTAAACGACTATATAAGTTTGGTTCCAAATGGTGCGACAGGACAACAATTGAATTTTGGTGATGAGTACTATTTCTACGGTAATTTAGAAACCGACATCCAAGCTACATTATATGAGATGAAATATAAAATTAACTTAAGTGATAATGAATTCTTAGTTTCTCAAAACCCAACTTGGACTCAAGGAACACCATCTTATGTTACAGAAATTGCTCTTTTAGATGAAAATAAAGATGTTTTAGTTATGTCTAAAATGCAATCACCAATATTAAGACAAGGAATCCAACAGTACGTTATTAAATTAGATTTCTAACAAAACTACAATTTTTATCTTCATAGTTTATAATATAAATAAAATAATAGTTTTATGACAAAAAATTTAAAAAACTCCCCCAAAGTTTTGGGTCTTGATATATCCACAAAAACCATAGGGTGGGCATTGTTTGATATTAAAACACAAGAATTACTTGAATTAACTCACATCTCACCAAGACCAAAAATGGAAAAAGATGAAGATGATAAACTAAAAGAGTTATTATTAAAATCAGAAATATTTGCCGAAAAACTTAAACAATATAAAGATTTAGGAATTGTTAGAATTATAATAGAAGAACCACTTCTAAATTCTAATAACATTTATACCATACAAACACTATTAAGATTTAATAGTTTTGTGTTTAAAGAAATCTATAATATAATGGGTATCGTTCCTGAATTTATATCTACATACAACTCAAGAAAATTTGCATTTCCTGAATTAGTTCAAGAAAATGATAAGAAGAAATTTGTATTATTTGGTGGATTACCAAAAGACGTTGATAAAAAGTTGATCATTTGGGAAAAGGTTGCAAAAAGAGAACCACAGATTACTTGGCATTACACAAAAAACAATACATTGAAGAAAGAAAATTTTGATCAAACAGACGCCTATACTTGTGTTTTAGGATTTATGAGATCAAAAGAAATTTGGAAATAATATCGTTTATATAACCGATAATTTGAAATATCGTCTTTTTAGACGATATTTTTTTTTATTAACAAATTGTACCTGAATCTGTTGCGGTAAAGTTTGGTGAAGTTGACGTTGGTATTGTAATTGAACAAACGTAAGCAGATGTATAACCGTTTAATCCACCTGTAGATACTGTTCCATCACATTCGTAGTAATTGTATTTAACAAGACTAGGACTATTGTTTTCAACATACCATCTTGTTAGAATACAAGGACTTGATGTTGGAGTTGGAGTTGGAGTTTGTGTTGGAGAAGGAGTTGGAGTTTGTGTTAAATTAGGAAGACAATCTAAACACGCACCATTTACTCTTGAACCAACTTCAAAAGTTAATGTAATATCATCAACACCACTTATATTTTCAAATAGACCTTCGTAAACAACACAACAACCTTGACCATTAATAATTGCGTTATATACGTAACCTTCTTTTGGGCTTGTGTTTCCTGAAACTAATATTAAATCCGAAGAGAAATAATCAAAACCAGTAAAACAATCTTTAAATTTCTTACTATTAGCACATTGTAATATTTCATTAAATGTGTTAAATATAACCTCGCCACTAAAGTTACAAGGTCTTGTTATTTGTGGTGTAGGTGTTGGAGTTGGTGTCATTGTTGGTGTCGGAGAATATGATACCGTAATCGCTGACGCACTTATAAAGGCTCCACCACATATATTTGTTGATGAAGGTGTTGGAGTTGGTGTAGGCGTTGGAGTTGGTGTTGCTGATATTGATGGAGAAGGGGTAACTAAACAATCAAAAATTGCGGTGAAATCAAATGTTGCACACGGATTAACAGTTGTGGTAGTTGTAACACAAATTCCAGTATACGCAACAGTGTCGTCAAAATCGGGACAATCTGATGTACTACCAAATGGACCAAACTGATCACATGAACCACCTAAGGTTTGAGATAAACACCATCTTGTTTCACCTGTTGAGTAAAACATAAAATATCCTGTGGTTTGTCCTGTAAAATAAGATTGACCGATATAGTTTCCTGCTAATTGGTATGTGTCATCATAATTTGTGTCATTCTCAACACAAAAAAACTGAGGACATGTACAACCTGAAATACCGGTAATGGTTCCTGAACCGTTAATGTCATATACATCTATACCATCGGAATAAAAAGATGTCAAAGCTAATATTGTACACCCTGAGTCAGAATAAACAATATCACCAATAGTTAATCCACTCCCATAAAGGGTGAAATTCAAAGTATCAACACACGAATTATCAGGATCCGAAGCCGCAGCAAATAAACCTAAATTATTACAAGCCATATTATATTAACAAATTTTCCTCAACCAAACAATTATTATTATCAACAGATTTAACACCTACCGAACCCATACCCTCCAAAACAAATGGAAGATTAAAAACATATGGGATTTGACCAGATGTTATTGTGGCTATGTAAATACAAGTTGTGTAACCTGTATCACAAGTGTAAATATCAAAAGGTGAAGAACCGCTTAAACCTGTAATTGTTATTTGTGTTGGCATATCAACAATAAATATAAAAGAACATGAAAGTTTGTGTAGTTGATGTATTGAAAGTTTATTATTATATTATAGGGGATGGAAGAAAATGAAGCGTTAGTTGAGTTATTGGAAGAAGTTCTTGGTGATCACGGACTTCATTACCCAAATCGAGGACAAATTTCCTTCAACTGCCCCGTATGTGATGACGGGAGAAATAAACATAATATGGAGGTCAATTACATAGACAATGTCTATAAGTGTTGGTCCTGCGGTGATAGTGAGGGTACACACGGAGCCTTAGGTAGAATATTTGATAAATATGGTAATAGGAAACAAAAGAAACTTTATAACGTCCTTAAACCCGAAACCGTAGTAAAACGAGAAAAAAAGAAAAAAACATTAAAACTTCCTGAAGGTTTTACGTTATTCAAAGACTCAAGTCCGGTTTATCCTGTTAGAAGACAAGCCATTAATTATCTTAAAAATCGTGGGATCACAGACGAGATGATAGAAAAGTTTGGTATTGGATTTTGCGATAAAGGGGATCACGCTGGTCGTATTGTAATTCCATCGTACAACACAAAAGGTGAGTTGAATTATTACATTGCAAGAAGTTGGAACCCAATGTCTCGTGCCAAATATAAAAATCCTGAAGCTGAAAAAGACAAAATTATATTTTGGGAAAATCTAATTGATTGGAACAAAGACATTTATTTGGTGGAAGGTGCGTTCGATGGTTTATTCGTAGATAACCCAATTCCAATGTTAGGTAAACACATGTCAGAACTTTTGTTTGAGACTATATACAAAAAGGCTAAAGCTAACATAGTTATTTGTTTGGATGCTGATGCTTGGGAAAACGCAGTTAAATTATACCATGAATTACATGGAGGTGAATTATGGGGTAGAATCAAATTAATAAAACTACCTGACGATAAAGATATTGCCGATCTACGAGGTGAAATAAAAGATGAATACTATCATATTATAAGATAATGGATTTAAAAAAAATTGCACAAGAAATTAGGGACATCATTTCTGAAAAACAAAAAGAGTTCCAACTTACCTTTGAAGAGGAAAGTCACAAATATACAATGTTGGATAAAGATGGAAACTTAAGATCAGATTTTCCATCGGTATCTAAAGTTATGAAAATATTTTATGACGACTTTCCAACGGAACAAGCAGCTTATAACAAAGCCGGTGGCGATCCTGATGAGGCCGAAAGGTTAATGGAAGAGTGGGCGGAAGCCGGTAGAAAATCAACAAACTTGGGATCTCGTTGTCACTTCTTTTTGGAAGAACATACACTAAAAGAATTTGGAGTTGAAAAAATTGTACGACAACCAATATTTGATTGCGATGCTGAACAGATCATTAAAAGTGATACTATGATCATGGCTGGTAAATACTACATAGAACTTCTTAAAGAAAGAGGATGTGTATTGATTGATACGGAAATGGTTTTAGGACACCCCGAATTAGGATACACAGGACAACCCGATAAGGTATGGTTAGTTATTGGGACAAATGGTAACATTGGTCTTTTAATAACGGATTGGAAATCTAACAAACCAAAGAATTTTGCGGTTACCCGATATACCAAAAAAATGAAAAAACCATTTGAAGATTTACCTGATAATGCTTTGGGTCACTACAATACCCAATTACCTTTTTATGGTAAATTAATTTTAAAAATGTTGGAAGGAACAAAGTATGAAGGTATACAACTATTAGGTTGTATTATCGTTTTGATTACTGAAGAAAGAGAGTACCATGAGTACCGAGTATCCAAAAAAACGATGAATACTATTTTAGAAATGGACATGAAACAATATTTGACTAAACTTAAGAAATAAACTATTATTGAGTATGACACTAACAATAACACCTACTTGGGTAACAACGACTAGTTGGGACCAATTATTACCTATTAAAGTAAAAATAAACTATATTATAAAATAAAAATGGACGATATTATCAAACCAAAGATTGATCTTAGACAACAACAGACAATCAAATGTGAAAAATGCGAGTCAAAATTCTTCAAAGAAGTAACAATGTTGAAGAAAGTACCTAAATTATTAACAGGAAGTCATGAGGACACGATTGTGCCATTCCCAACTTATATGTGTAATGAGTGCGGTCACGTGAATGAAGATTTTGAATTATTCATAGACTAAAAATATGACATACAAAGAATTTTACTATTGGTTAGATGGTTATTTGACCAATAAGATTGAAAGTGAAAAACTAAATATCTCACCTATAATTGAAAAGATGGGTCAAGTAAAAGAGGAAAGAACTAAAAGCGATTTATTACCTTTCCAACACATACCAATACCTATTAACCCATTCCCCGTCCAAGATGATCCCTACAGACCACCATACGAAGTATATTGCGGAGACAAAACACAATTAAATGATTAAGCAATTAGTACACTTTTCAGACCTACATATCCGTCTCTTCAAAGACCACGATTTGTATAAATCAATTTTGGAAACTGCCATTGAACAATGGAAAGAATTGAAACCTGAACGCATTGTTTTTACAGGTGATTTGGTTCATTCTAAAAACCAAATGACACCTGAACTTATTGAGATGGTTAGATGGTTATTAACAGAATGTTCTTCTATTGCTAAAACAATTATCATTCCAGGTAACCACGACTTCTTGGTTAATAACACAGAAAGATTGGATGCTCTTTCACCGATCATTAATTCACTTAATAGTGAAAACATCGTCTATTACAAAGATAGAGGTGTTTATGAAGATGATAACATTAGTTGGTGTGTGTATTCACAATATCAAGGAAATATACCACCTGACATTACAGAAGCAAAAGGTAAAAGAATTGGATTATTTCACGGACCAATTCAAGGGATGAAAACAGATCTTGGATTTGACTTTGGTGAAGAGGCTTATGACGTTGAAAAATTTGATGGACTTGAAACCGTGTTATGTGGAGACATTCATAAAAGACAAGAATTCAAATTCAAAACAGGTAAAGGTTATATGATTGGAAGTCCAATTCAACAAAACATAGGAGAAAGTATTAGAAGACATGGGTACGGAATATACGATGTTGAAACAAAAGAATATTTGTATGTTGATCTACCAAACCCAAAACCATTTTTAAAGTTCTCCATAAAGTCATTTGAAGATATTGAAAATGGAACCGAAAAACTCCAAAATATTTAGTAAGGAAATGATGCAGACGGTGTCTGCATTTTGTGAGTCCAAAGAAATTAAGGATGTAGATAATTTTATATACCTATGTTTTAAACAAGGGTTTGATATTAGAAAATATGGTCTTTTGGAAAAAACACTTAATGAAGGTGAAAAAGACTTAAAAACAGGTGGGATTGAAGAAAAACAGGTGGAAATTGAGGTAATAAAAGAAATACGGGTGGAAGTTCCTGTTGAGGTTATTAAAGAAGTTGAAGTAATCAAGGAGGTTGAGAAAATAATCTATACCTCTGACGATACCCAACTAAATGAACTGTTGTCAAAAATAGAACAGTTAAACGGGGAAATTTCCATTAAGACTACCGAAATTGACAGAATTAGAGAAGAATTTTCCACTAAAACGGAAGAAATAGAAAATATTTTCCAAAATAGAATGTCTAAAAAGGATGAAGAATTAGACGAACTTAGACATAATTTAGACATTCTCGTAACAAATGATAAGGCAAAAATGTTACAAGAGACACTCCAAAACTTGAGAGGTGAGTTACAACAAAAGAACGAACAAATAAGAGAATTGGAAAAAATAAACCGAGAACTTCTTAATGGTAGTCAAAATCAAGCTTACCTTCTGAGGGGATCAAACTTAAATAGACGAGTATGATAGTTTTAATGTGGATGATTGCCGCTTACGGAATGACCAATATTTTGGTTTACGGATCAATCTTTAATGGATTAAGAAATTGGATCCATAATAACGCACAACCTAATGTTGGTTGGGTTCTTTTTAGACCTATATTTAGATTTATTTCAGGGTTAATACAATGTGTTCTTTGCACATCAACTTGGGTAGGTTTTTTCATGTCCTTAACATTATTTGCACCTTGGCATGAATTGATTGGACTTAATAAATATATTTCTATATTTTTTGATGGAATGTTATCGGCAGGTGCCGTATGGGCAATTAATAGTGTAATCGAATGGTTCGAAGAAAATAGACCAAATAATAATAATTAACAAAAAGTAAAATGGGAAAAGCTGCAAAAGAACACAGAAAAAAAGTTGCAAAACGAAATGCAAAAATTAAACAAGAAAAGGCTGGTATGCAAAAGGCTTTTGATATGTTATTACAAGAACAATTGGAAAAATTAAAAAATGATGAAATGACCGCAATGGTTGGAGACCAAGAAGTTAAAATGGAAATTGTTGAAGATAAAGTAGTTGACCATACATTTAAGTTCACCCCAAATGAGGAAGAGTCTGCAAAAATCAACAAAGAATTTGAAGAAGTGACGACAGAAGAGGAAAAATAATAATGGATCTTTTTAATCCACCAAAATTATACAATTACGAAATTATGATAAAAGATTTGGACTTTTCTATATTTGAAAACCCAATTATACAAGTTGTATGGGAAGATTTACCAGAAAACTTTACACAAGATAAACTTAAAAGTGTAAAACATTACTTCTCAAAAAAGTATAATACAACCAATGTTAATGTCTTAACAAAGGCAAAAAACGTTGAAACTGAAGCGATGCAAAGTATTGATGTTTCGGTAAATATTAACGATGCTCAATATCAACTTGAACTAATTACGAATTATCTAAAGTCAAAAGGACATGAAGATAAGAGTGAAGATGTATTGGCAATTAATCGAATGGTTGAAAATCGAATGTCTGGTGACGAAGAAAACCAAGCTCAATTTAAAAAGTGGTATATTCGAAACATTGAGTTCTCAAACTTTTTATCATATGGTGAAAATCAAAGATTGGACTTTGATAAGTTAAATGGGATTGTGGTGGTTGAGTCTGATCCACCAAACTTTGGGGGGAAAACGGTTCTTACCGTTGACCTCCTAATGTTTTTATTCTTTAACGAAACAACAAAAACAACCAAAGCTGAGGAGATATTTAACCGATTCTCAAATAAAGACAAAGTTCACGTTAAAGGTGAAATTACCATCGATGGTGAGGATTATGTTATCATAAGAAACATTGAAAGAAAGTTATCTAAAAAAGGTGATTGGAACGTTAAAACTGAATTGGACTTCTTCAAAAAATTATCGGATGGTACTTTATTAAATTTTACTGGTGAACAAAGAAGAGAAACAGAAGCCTTCATTAAGAATTCAATTGGAACCAAAGAGGACTTTTTAATGACAATTCTAACAACAGGATCAAATCTTGAAGAGTTGTTAGAGTCAAAACCAACAGCAAGAGGTCAGGTTTTATCGCGTTTTATGGGACTTGAGTTTTTGAAAAGAAAAGAAGAAGTTGCAAAAGAAATCTACTCCGAGTTTTCAAAACAAAAGATTTCCAACATCTATTCATCAGAGCAATTAAAGACTGATATTGAAACTCATCAAAACTCAATTTCTGAATTACAAAATCAAATTAAGGAAAGTAAATTAAAATTGGTTGAGGCTGATGAAGCGATAACAAAAGGTAAAACATATCGTGATGATATGTTAAAGAAAAAACATACAAACATTGATCAAGAATTGAGTTTGTTAAACCCTGAAAAAACCAAAGATGAAATTAAAGAAATTGAACGTGAGAAATCGGGATATCTTGCAAAAATATCCGAAATCAAAGTTGTTGAACCTTCTAAATTCTATGAAGAAGACATCCACGACAAGGTTAAAGAGGAGATCAGATTACTTTATAAAGAGATCGTACAAGTTGATACAGAAATTGCGTCAATCAATAAACTAAAGTCTTCAGTTGAAGGTGGGATCAAATGTGAACATTGTGGAATTGAGTTAATGAACGCGGCAATTACTAACGCAAAAATTGCGGAACTTGACGGATATACCCAACATAAAACTCAAAAAGATGAGTTAATGCAGGAATTAACCATCAAAGAACAAAGTTTTGTACAACTCAAAAAAGAGTTTGATGAATATGAAAAGAACAAGTTGGTTAAAGAAAAGTATGAGATTTCGGTTGAGAGTTGTGACCTTAAAATTGGCTCATTAAATGACAAGATCAAAAGGTGGGAGGAAATCCAAGATAAAATCCAAGAAAATCAAAAAATTGAAGTTCAGTTAATAAAGGCCGATCTAAGATTAGATGAGTTGGAAAATCAAAGAAGAACGATTAATAATTCAATCACAACAAACGAGGGATCAATCAAATCTATTGAGGAAAAGATTGATACCAACCAAAAG